TGTCGGCATGCTTCGAGGCCTTCTCCAGATCGACGGCCTTGAAGTCCTTGACCGTGGGTTTCGCATCCTGCGCGAGGCGGCTTTCTTCGCCCACCAGGCCGGAGGCGATGAGGTCCTCGAAGAGCTCCGCCGCCGCGGCCCGCGTGCGGGCCCGGACGAGCTTTGCGATCTTCTTCTGAAGCGCCGCCCGGAGCCCCGCATTCGGCTCGATGGCCGCGATCGTCTTCGGCTTAGCCACTTACACCCCCTAGCGACTGCAGAAGCTGTCGAGACTCGTCGGGCGGATTCGCCTGCGGCGCCTCTGGCGCTTTGATCGCCGCCGTCGCGCTCTGGAGCGAGTCGAGAAGGCCTTGGAAGTCCTCTGGATCGCCGTCCGGGGGCTCATCAGAGAGAAAGCCCAAGTGCATGACAGGCTCGGTCTTGACGGCCTCTCGCACCTCTTCAGCGCTGATGGCCTGCATCTGAGCGAGCGTCGCCAGCGTGCCAGCCCGAGACTGAGCCGTCATCGCGGCGGCGTTCTCGTCTTCTTTGCTAAGCGGGTTGAAGTCGAAGGAGAGGTCCGCATCGATGGTGCCGAACTCGACGAGCTCGATCGCCTTCAGGCATGTCATGATCGCGTCGCGCCGGAGTTCCTGCTTCGATTTGATGTAGTCGTAGTAGTTGCGGATATCCGACTCGCCGGTCGCGTTGAAGCCGCTCGGGCTGATGCCCAAGAGCTTGACGGCCGGGGTCCGATTGAGCGCCGCGATCATCTCGAGCGACTGCCGGACAACGTCCGTGCATCCGGCGATGGACGTCTGGACGTTCATCACGGCCTCCGCGTCCTTGTCGCAGACGAAGACGGAGGAGTTGTCGCGATACCTTTGCAGGGCCTTCATGCGGATGTCGAAGAGCTGCAGGCCGTTCGGCGAGTTGAAGATGTCGTCCGTGCTCGTCTGAAAGACCAGAAGCGAGACCTTCCTGACGAGGTCCGCCGTGTACACCCTGCATTGGTTCCAGTGCATCACGTAGTCCCAGAGAATTTGCGCCTGCGGGATTCCAAGGAAGTTGTATGCGGGCCGGAGAAGCGTCGGCGGGGGGTTGTCGTAGAGCGGGATCATGCGCGAAGCATGGACGCGCTGGCCGAGCACCCAATACCACTTCGGCCTCATGTAATCGGCCTTAAGCGGATTGGAGGAGTTGTAGTCGCCGGGCGACACGCTGACCGGATCGACCACGACGAAGCGGAGCGTTCCGCCCTTCACCAGCTCGGCCGAGGCGTCATTGATGCGGAGAGGAAGTTCAGTCTTCTCTTCGCCGGTATCGATAAAGATGAAGGCGCCGCCCATGTACCCGGTGATCGTTGCGGCCTCGTTAAAGAGCCCCCGGAGGTGATACTTTTTCTCCTGAAGCTTCTGAAGCTCGTCCACCTTCTCGCCATCGTCGGAGCCGGTGATCTGGATCCACTCGCGCGTGATGTCGTCGGAGACGGTCTGCACGCAGGCGCGGATCATGCCATTTTGAGCGATCTGCTGTAGGGCGCCGTAGCCGATGAACGACGTCGTCGGATACTGTCCGAGCTCATAGCCGTGCTGCTGCAGGGACTTGTAAATCGTCGAGTACAGCCCGGTATCGGCAAGCTCAGCGTCCTGCGCCAGCCGGACCTCTTCGGTCGTGCCGAGCGTAACCGGGAGGGCGAAGCGCTCGCGGACCTTTTCTTCGGTCTCGAAGACCTTGGCAGCTGGCGGAGGGGCGTAAAGCTGGGCGCCGAGCTCTTCCATTAGGGCGGCGCGGCGAGCCTGATCGAGGATGCCGGATCGCTTCTCGGCCCGGGCCTCAGTCTTCGCCTTTTTCTTGGTCTTTGCCATACGTAGCTTGTCCAATCATTGAAGCCCCGGGCGTTGGTCGCGCCGCGGGGCTTCCTTTTGCGCCTCCCTAGCGCTGGGCAAGGTAGGCGAGATTTGTCGGGTCGATGTGCAGCCCAGAGTGGCGATTCAGGTCATTCAATGCCTGGGTCATCGCGTCGACCCCGTCATCGTGAGCGCCAGACGGGAAAGCGAGGAGCTCAGGAATGAAGTCCTGCGCCACCCACGGATAGCGGTCCGGAGGCGGTAGGTAGACGTTCCGGGCCTCCCAGAGCGTCGTTACCGCGTTCGCTCGGGCTTCCTTGCTCTCTTTCGGAGTGATCGGGATGATGCCGGTCACTTTCCTTTTGAGCGCGCTGATGATCGCCGGGCCGTTCGCCTTGTCCTCGATGAGCTTTCGGGTGATCCGCGGGTACTTCCTCGCGGCCGCTACGAACTGCTCGAGCGACTTCACAAAGTCCCAGCGTCCCCGGAACTGGTCGACGAGGTAGAAAGCGCCGTCCTTTCGTCCCCACACCTGCCCGACCACGAAGTCGGATGTCGCGGACTCTTTAAAAGTCATATCCCACGAGATAACGGCCGCGTCGAAGCGCTCCGGGAGCTTGTCCCAGTGCTGAATCCAGTCGGACTTGAAGAGCCCACCGCCGCGCGGCATCGGTCTCTGCTGAAGCTGGCCGGCCGTCGCGAAAGAGCCCATCGTTCGCTCCATCTCGGAGACTTGCGCTTCGGAGAAGCGCTCCGGGAAGAGTAGCTCTCCGTCCTCAGTGCGCGGGTCCGTGAAGCCGATGCATGTCGCGCACCGGCGCTCCGGCTCGAAGCGCATTGGGAGCATCAGGTGCTCATAGCCCAGCTGGCGGCTCAGGATGATCCCGGCCGTATCGCGCTCGTGCAACCTTTGCATGATGACGATGATCGCCGAGTCCTGGTTGTTCACACGGGACGGAACGGCCTCTAGGAAGGTCTGCTCCGCAGCGGAGAGCGCGGCTTCTGAAAAGGCGTCGTCTACGCTCAGCGGGTCGTCGATGATGATGCGGTCGCCTCGAGAGCCAGTGAGGCTTCGGAAAGCCATAGACTCACGAAAGCCAGTAGCCGTGTTTTCGAACTTCTTCTTTGCGTTCTGGTCGCCGCACAGTTCGACGCTCCATCGCTCCTGATACCAATCGGAGGAGATCAAGCGTCGACACTTCAGGTTGTCTCGGATTGCGAGGTCTTCCTTATGCGCAGTTGTCAGATATCGCAGAGAAGGATTTCCGCCTGCGCCCCATTCCCAAGCAGGAAAGAAGACGCCAGTGAGCAGTGATTTCATCATGCCCGGCGGAACGTTCATCAGAAGGCGCTTGATCTGGCCGTTATGCACTGCCTCGAGATGCTCGCACATTGCATCGAGCGCCCACCCCCACTTGATCGGTGTAGCAGGCTCGAGCACGTGCCATGCCATCTTGCAGAACTCGGACAGGCTGCGCCGCGCAATCTCCTGATCAAGTTCGATCAGTGTCGGGAGTCTCGTCATACAGCAACTCTCTTGCGGCCTTGAGCTTTTCCATGTCGATCGTGGAAAGATCAGGCGTGTCGCTCTGAATCTTCACGGTCTTGCGATCGCCGTAGCGCGAATCATCACGCCACGAAATCTGGCGAGCCTTCTCCTGCATCAGCACCTTGAAGGCTTCAACAGTTCCCTTCGGAAAGTCATCGCCGTTCAGCAATCGCATCTGCAGTTCATTGTTCAAATTTGCTTGAAGCTCAAGCAATTCATCGTTGAACTTCTCGGCGCTTGCTTCGCGCGCGCGCGCGGACTGAGTGCAAAACTCTGGATTGGTGTCTTTCCATCTGCGAAGAGTTACCGCATCCGGCATGCCAGGCATCTTGCAAATCTGACGCTCTGACTTGCCTTCACGAATCAAATCACAGATTCTCTCCGCAAGCTCCGGCGTATAGGTTGATGGTCTTCCGCCCTTGGAGGCGTTCGGTTTTGATGCCATAGCACCTCCTTTTCTTTTGTGGAACTTCAGGCATCGTCCTACCCCAAAAAGAAAAGGGCCTCTCCGGAGAGAAGCCCTTGTGCTCAGGACCCGGAACCAGTGAAGCAAAGTGAAAAGCTGGTTCGGTCCTGGTTTGATTTTAGGCAATCGACAGCTGAAGCCTATGGCCGAGTGACCGAAGAGTGGCCTCAATACGGTCGATCTTCGTAGGATGGCGAACGTCGAGAATCCGCGTCACTTCAGGAAGCTTCAGTTCGGCCTTCTTAGCGAGTTCGACGCGAGAAACACCATCGCGCGCCATCGCATTTGAAAGCAGAATTTTTGCAACCTGATTTGCGCTCAGATGAACAACATATTCACCGGGAAGCGCAGGTGACGCCTCCGGAATAAGTTCTCCATCTTTAATACGGAACTCGACACAATCCTCGACGGCATAACGGGCCCAATTTTCAAGAGGCTCGCCATCCACGGAATATGACAGAAGTTCGGGCAGATCCCGGCAACGAACAATCTCAGTGCCGTCCTTAAGCTTTTCAAAGCGGCATGGAAAATCGAAATTTGACATTTGTCAGACATACGATCATGCAGCAAGCCCCGCCGGCTAAGGCGGGGGTGTGTTTTATTTCTTAGAGACTTCCTTCAGGCCAAGATCGCGAATGATGTCCTTGCGGATACTTTCATTCATCTCTGCGCCGGGGTGTCGAGGCATGGTTTGCGTTTTTGGGTTCCCCGGGACTCTCAGGCGAAGGTGTCTGGTTCCGTGGGTGACCTCAACGCCTCTCGACTTAAGCCACCGAAGAAATTCACTTTGCTTCATGATCTCCTCTATTGGTTGAACACGTGAATATTCTACCATGAGGTTAGCATTTTTGCAAATGTTATGTATTTCGACGCTACTTATTCCGGCATCAAAAAAGCCCGGTCATCTCTGACTGGGCTTACGTTTCTTTCGGGTGCAAAAAGGCTGCCCCGTGGCAAAACTCTCGAAATCGCAATGGAAGTCGGCTAAAAATTGTATGTTCAGTATATATACCTCAACCATCGTTGTCAAAGTACGTTTTGATGATTCTCTGGAACTTCTGACACACGCCATCAAATGCACGCAAGAAACCGCGATACGTCACGCGGAGTTCCCTAGCGCACAAACCGACGTGCTTCCCTTCTCCATAGACCATTTGAAGCACGCGCTTTTCCTGTGGAGTTAGCCAGGGTCCCCCATAGGCAGCAGATAGCTTTTCCGCATCAGCCATATCAGCACTCGAGATTGGAGGTTCGTTCCGGTACTCCTCAATAGCTGGAGGGCCATACTTCAGGCGGAGTTCGTTTAATACCTGAGCTGTCGGCGAAGGTAATGATTTCCTGCGAGCTCGAATGCACCGACTCCAGTTTTGCAAGCGTTTGGAGAATATCGGATCGATCATGAAAGCTCCTCGATGTAGACGGTGACGGATGGGAACTCTGCGTACGTTTTGGCAGCAGAGACCTCAACGACTTGAGCGTCATCCTTCCACGCGATGCCGTTGAGTCCATCGCAGATGATTTTGATGATGTTGTCCATATCCGGCTTCTTGGCAGGTCGTTCGCAGCCCTGCAGGCATGCTGCGCGGCGTTTCTGCGAGTACGAAGCAGGCACAGGGAAAGCAGCGAGGATAGAAATCTTGACTGCCCTGCGCATGATGTCTCGGTTGCACATCGCGTACTTGCCAAGAACGGCTACACGGGCCTCGTAGCGACGGGTTTCATCGGGCGTATAGGCGTGGCCGGTGCGAGAGAAGCGCGGACGTGCCTTGCCCTGAGGCGTACCGGGAATGTTGAGCTTAACCACGGACTTTCTTCTCCTCTCGAATGCGTTCTTCATACTTCGTAAAGCCGGCTGGGCTCCATGCTTTGATCTGATCGAGTTTGAACGTCAGCCCATAGAGGTCAGCGAAGATCGTAAAACCGCGTCGTTCGCCGTAGAAGCGATCCCAGGCTCCTTCTTTTAGGACGAAGAAGAGCGCGGCACCTTCAGGCGGATAGGTGGAGATGTCGTCGATGTCCACCTCAGTGAAAGTGAAAGGCGGGCGCTTCGGCGTGTGTTCCTTGGAAGGCGGATCGATGGACATGAGACGGGTGACTTTCTTGAGCGTCATTTCGTTTTGGCCTTTGATTGAAGTTCTTTGCGCCATTGGTCGAAAGCGGCGCGGAGGATTCGGACGGTTTCAAAGCGGCGTGCTATGCGGTCGGCATCGGGCTCGGGCTCGAAGTGCTCGCAGTAGTCCACGGACTCGACGGAGCGAAATCGCTTGTATCCGCTGATCTCCCCGGGGAGAGAGCAGTAGACGAGGCCTCTGGCGAGCATCCCCCACTGGCCTCTGTGGAGGCGAAGCGGATCGCCTTTCGGCAGCGGCTCGAGCGGTGCGCAGTTGCGGCATCGGAGGCACTCACTCATGTCGCTCCCTCAGGATGAAGGCCGTCCGGATGATCCACCGTGAGAAGGCGTGGATGAAGCAGTGGACGACGGTCTGAACGAGGCAGAAGAGCGCACATCCGAGGGCGAACACAAAACACACGAACTGGAAGAAGCGAATCAGGCCTGAAGCGCCTTCATTCCCGAAGAGAACGATTCCGACGAAAGCGGCATTGACGCACGCGAAGGCTGTAACCAGGTATGGGCCCAGTTCGCTCAGCAATTGTTTGAGTTTTTCTTTGATGCTCACAGTTGATTTACCTCTTGGCTCCCCGTGAGATGATTGAAAGGACGTTCTCCCCAGAACACCGATCAACCACCTCACGGGGGGTTTCATGTTGAAA